AAAACCATAGGCTGAGTGTAATTACTTCATTTTCTATACTTACACTCCTAAATTTTGGGAACTCGGTAATTAATTAATTATTTCATATGGAAAATACCGATTATGGGAACTTACACCCATCTATTAACGATCCTTTGATTTTGAAGAAGTTAGTTGATAAGTGTGTCAAAAGTAGCTATTCTGACGACAATTTTATTACTAACAACATGTTCCGAATTAAGTCATACTATAATAAGTCAAACAAACCTGATCATAAGGAGTTTAATCATGACGAAAAAGTACAACAGGTTCATAAGCGCAGAAGATCTTCTGTCAGAAGAGGAACTATTCGACGAAAAGCAAAAGATCATCCTAACGAAGGAAGCGGGGTTTCCCTACTTAAAAGTGATTACGATCGCGATTTTGGTTGGGTTGTCCCTTGGGTTGACTGTCACTTACGGTCCTACATTAGTCGTACTAACGAAAATTCAGTACCAAGAGGCTTTGTTAAAACGACACGAACAGCTATTGAGAATTCAGACTCTGAAGGATCGATCGCGTATTGCAAGAATAATCGACGTAATAGTCGAAGTGGATTCACAACTGCAACATCCGCAGGCGTCCGTGCCGCGAAAAGTTTGGGAATCATTAAAGACGGGTTGGAGAGTTATGCGAAGACCCTAAGTATTGAAGATTCTGTTGCGAATACAATTAAAAATACGAATGCGGGATGGCCAACTAATAAACGTAAGAACGACGCAGTTGCTTATGACGACGCAATACAATGGTTAAAGAGTGTGTTTAAAAGTCCAAGTTTTAGAAATGTTATTGGTTTAAACGCTTCAATCTCTTTAGATAAGAAAGATGATGTTGGTGATGTAAAATCATTTAATTACAGTGAAGTTACTTTTCCCATTTTTAAAGAAGAATTCAACTTACTAGACATGCCACTGTCACTTTTTCATAGGTTTCAGATAAAACTAGATGAAGCTCTGAATTTCGGTACAACTTCTATAAGAATGGTTTGGTGTGTACCTTACCGTATTATCGCTTTGGAAGAGATGTTCTTTCACGATATTATGGAAAATGTAAAAATTAAGAACATCAACTCGGAATCACCCATTTATTCAAGTGGTTTATCAAATAAATCCATTGGCGAAAGAATGGTACAGCGGATACGACGTTATTCAGAGGTATCTGGTAATTTAATGTACTCTGTTGATTACAGTAAATACGATAGGACTATACCAGATTGGGCCTTTGATGTTTTCTTTAACATCTGTAGAGAAGTATTATATCTTAATCCAATTGAGGAACGTATATTTAATTTGCTTAGGTTATATATGAAATATACTCCTTTTATTCACAAAGGGGTTATAAAATTCATGAAAAGAGGTATTCCTTCTGGTGCACTTATCACGAATTTATTTGACACATGGTGGAACCTAACTATTTGGTATATGTGTGATATAATATCTCACTCTTGTCCCGACAAAATACCTGATTTTATCTATGGAAAATCAGATATTTACAATACGAATGTAATTAAGGATTATCACTTTCCTTCCTTTGTAACACTCCTACATAACTTAGGTTTATGTGGTGATGATGTTTTAATATCCACAACTTTACAAATTATCGAGTTACATCGCTCTATTTGTATGAGTATGGGTATGGCGGTTAAATACAAGGATCCATGTGACCATAACAAAGATGTTTACTTCCTTGGTAGATATTGGGATAAATTTGGTAGACCTTGGCAAACCGAGAGGTTCATGACGTCTAGAATAATCACTAGAAGTAAGTGGTTTAAAAAAGAAGATGTTCCTTTTGATATTTCAGAACATTTGGAATTATATAGGATACTTTCTATATGTTTACCTTTCTATAATGGTATGGATTATCTACTTAAGACATTTGGCGAATGGCAACCTTTCAAAACATTTTTATTTAAGCGCAAGGGATTTTATTTACTATCGGATTGGCCTAATGATGGTATCAATTGGATATCATACTATAGAGCCATTGATTATAGTAGTTATTAATGCCGGGTTCTAG